ATGCGGCTTTAGTTGAGTTACAGGAAACTGTATCCGAGCAGGGCAAAGCCGTAGCTGGCGCGGTCGAAGCAGCTCATGCAGCACTCGATAATGCTTCTGCATTGATTGCCGAAGAACGTGAGGCCCGAGTAGAAGGCGATATGGCGAACGCCAAACAGATTGAGGCGATGAAGTCTTCTGTTGACGATAGCGTTGCTGCTGTTGAAGAGATGAAGAAAACTGTGGCCGAAGTCGAGCGAGCCAGCGCGGAAGTAACCACCAATATTGAGGCATTGGCCAAAACCAATATCGATCTCGCTCTGCGTCAGGATGAAGACCAGCACAAGCAGATGGTCAATAACGCGAAGATCGCAACCACTCAGAAGACGTTTGCCGACGATATGTCTGCAATGGCCTCGAAAGTGGAAGAGATCCGCGCAGAAATTGGTGAAGATATTCGCGCTTCTATCACTGAAGAAACGACGGCTCGTGTTGAGGCTGATAAGGCTATTGCGACCCAAATAACCAAGCTTGAAGCTCAGATTAACGACGATATCGCTGCGGCAATTGTGACCGAACAAGAGGCTCGTGCAACGGCGGATGAGTCGTTGTCGAAGCAGATCACAACATTGCAAGCGAAGGTTGAGGGAGATATCAGCGCGGCGCTGGCCGAAGAGCAGATTGCAAGAGCGACCGCCGACGAATCGTTGGCACAACAAATCACAACACTAAAGGCCCAAACAGGTGCCGACATTAAGGCGGCTGTTGCGGAAGAAACGAAAGCCAGAACCGATGCCGACTCTGCGCTGGCAGGGCAAATCACCAATTTGCAGGCTCAGACAGGAAAAGATATCAGTGCCGCTATTACTTCTGAAGCAACCGCACGCGCGGAAGCCGATAAAGCACTAGGTGGTCGTATTGATACGATTAAGGCTGAAGTAGATGGCAACTCGGCCACTATCCAGCAGCAGGCCCAGGCAATTGCCGATACCAACAAAAAGGTTTCGACAGCGTGGACGCTTAAAATGGAGACCTCCACGAGCGGTGGCCAGAAATATGTTGCCGGTATCGCGCTGGGCATTGATAGCACAGGTCTTTCTCAGTTCCTTGTTCAAGCAGACCGCTTTGGTCTTGTGAACTCGGTTAACGGGAAAATCACCACACCGTTTGTGGTCGAAAACAGCGTTGCTTACATGAACGGCGCTTTTATCAAGGATGGAACAATCACCAACGCCAAAGTTGGCGACCTACAGTCCACCAACTTTATCTCTGGCCGTTCAGGATGGCGCTTTGGGAAAAATGGCGTGCTGGAGATCAACGGCAATAGTGGCGGTAACGGTCGTCTGGTCATCAACGGCCAGCGTATCGATGTCTATGACGACAACAACGTTCTCCGGGTGAGGATTGGGCTTCTTTGACAGTAGAAATATTTCTTCATATCGGTAAAAATAAGTAGGTACTTACTTAATAACGGGCAAGGATGCCCGTCTTATCAAGGAGCGAATATGTGGTACAGGGAAGGTACTATCACATTTACACAGGGGAGTGACACACTCACCGGCACCGGTACGTTCTGGAACGTTACCGCGAATGGTGTGCTGCCGGGCATGATTGTCATTGGCCCTGATAACAAACTGCACGAAATTAAGCGCGTACTCAATGACACCAGCCTGCTGCTGGTGGAGCCGTATTCAGGCGAAACCCAGACGGAAGTTCCGTGCCGCATCATTACAACCTATGAGGGCGATTTAACGCAGTTCAGCGCACGTTTTACCGCGCTAATGACCCGTATGTCAGCCGACTCGAAGACGATGCGCAGCTGGTTGACAGCTGTTGATGAGGTCACGCTTGAGCGTGAAGACGGTACGGAAGTGACCGTGAAGTCGCTGACGCAGATCGTCAATGAGCACAATGCCAATCAGCAATGGTACAAAGACAATACCGACGCTATCGATGCCGCTGGTGAAAAGGCCAAAGCAGCGGCTGCCAGTGCTGCGGCCGCTGCGGAAAGCGCCAATACAGCGACGACCAAAGCCACCGAAGCAAGCCAGAGTACTACCGCCGCAGCTGCATCAGAAAGCGCTGCCGGTGTAAGTGCATCCGCTGCCAAAACGTCTGAAACCAATGCTGAAAGCCTCAAGGTCGATGCTGCTGCGTCTGCCGCGACAGCGTCTGCCAAAGCGACTGAAGCTGGTGAATCAGCCACGAGTGCCGCGGCATCCAAAGATGCGGCTAAAGCATCTGAAGCTCAGGCTGCGACCAGTGCATCCGAAGCCTCTGCTTCAGCGTCTGCTGCGTCTGACTCTGCTGCTGCTGCAAAAACCTCTGAAACCAATGCCTCTGCCTCAGAGCAGGCCGCCGCTGGTAGTGCAGCTGATGCGCTGGCCTCGAAAAATGCGGCTAAGGAGTCAGAAACTCATGCTGCTTCGAGCGCCGGGGAGTCGGTGGCCAGTGCTGCTGCGGCCAAAGTTTCAGAAACCAACGCCGACGCATCGCAGAAGGCTGCTGCTGAGAGTGAATCGGCCGCAGGTCTGAGTGCCGAGGCTGCGGCTAATAGTGCTTCGGCATCTGGCGAATACGCTGATGCTGCGTTAGCCAGCAAAGAAGCCGCTGCATTGAGCGCAGGTGAAGCTAAGAAGTCAGAGACGAGTGCAGCTGCGTCGGCAACAACAGCGGCAGATTCTCTGGCTGGGATAGAAGTCAAAGCGAATGAGGCGGCTGAGTCCGCTGTGCTCGCATCGAAGAAGGCAACCGAGGCGTCAACCTCCGCGGGTGAAGCAAAAATATCCCAAACAAAAGCGAAAGAGTCTGAGGATAAGGCGTATGAGTATGCTCAGAATGCCCAATCAAGTGTAGCGAGCGTGAAGTGGAAAGGGACTTCCGCAGAGATGGACCTAACTACCGATTCGCCTAAATGGGTGAAGATTTCGCGCGCACGTATGCCGCAGTCGACCAGCACCGTTTATATCGAGATCATTGGCGGTGCGGGATATGAAGTCAACAGCCCTTATCAGGCGGCAATGGCCGACATAGTGCTTCGAACAGCTAGTGGCGATCCGCGTGGCCTGAATGTAGTTACCTATCGCACAATGGATTCTGCCGTGCAGAACGTAGCCACTGTGAACACCGATGAGGACAACTACGATATCTATCTGAATGCCGGTGCGGGTGCTCAGAAGCTGATTGTTAACCTTCAGTTCTCTGGCGCAGCGGTAGAGACCCTGGAAGTTTTTGAGGTTCTGGATACGCTACCGGAAAACGCCGTTGTGGGAGTTGTTTATCATCGTGTGCTTTCCGATGCAGATGGCTCTATTACCGGATCGCTCATGGGTAACGCAAGTTCAGCGACTGTACTGCAGACCGCTCGCAGCATCGGTGGCGTATTGTTCGATGGCAGCAAAGATATCGTGCTTCCGGGGGTGAATGCTCAGGGCAACCAGAGTACTTCCGGTAACGCTGCAACGGCGAGCAAGCTCCAGATCGCTCGTAGTATCGGAGGTGTGTCTTTCGATGGCTCCGCAGATATCAATCTACCAGGCGTAAATACATCGGGTAATCAGAATACTTCCGGTAATGCAGCCACAGCTACGAAGCTGCAGGCGGCCCGAAAAATTGGTGGGGTTTCTTTTGATGGGTCAGCCGATATCAACTTACCTGGCGTAAACACAGCAGGCAATCAGAGCACTACGGGCAATGCTGGTACGGCGACAAAACTGCAAACAGCGCGAAAAATTGGCGGAGTTTCTTTTGATGGGTCAACTGATATCAATTTGCCGGGCGTAAATACTGCGGGTAATCAGAGTACAACAGGCAATGCAGCAACAGCGACTAAGCTACAGACCCCAAGAACGATTAATAACGTGTCTTTTGACGGGTCAGCAAATATCTCCATTCCCACACTTGTGTCATGCGGGAGAGTCGCAGCGCTGGAAGCTAACTCCCAGGGGGCAATGCCCGGCATACAAATGTATGAAGCCTACAGCAACAATTACCCAACGACTTATGGCAACGTCATTCATCTTAAAGGTGCGGCGTCTTCAGGTGAAGGTGAACTATTGATTGGCTGGAGCGGAACGAGCGGTACTCATGCGCCAGTTTACGTTCGTTCTCGCCGTGATGCTAGTGATGCAAATTGGTCGGCGTGGGCACAGCTCTACACCACACTCAACAAGCCGAGCGCCGCAGATGTGGGGGCTTTGCCTTTGTCCGGTGGCACGCTTTCAGGTGGTCTGACTGCAGCAGGGGATATCATTTCCAGATCGGCCAACGCCTACCGCGCGGCATATGGCAACTATGGTTTCTTTATCAGAAATGATGGGGGGAACACCTATTTCCTTTTGACCGCATCTGGAGATCCGCTTGGAAGTTGGAATGCTTTACGACCGATTACTATTGCAAACGCAAGCGGTGCAGTTTCAATGGGGAATGGCTTGAGCGTTGGGGGAGGGGTGGATGTCACGAGCGGAAATATCCGAATCCCGACGTCGAGCACATCGTGGATCGACATGAGGACTAACGCAGCGCTTTCAAACAGTTCTGCTGTAGCAACGTCCTCAGCATCAGCAATTGTTCGTCAAGAGCACGCCGATCGTTACTTTATGGTCGGTGGGTTGGGGAACTCGCAGTTCGGGTTCTACATGATTAACAAGTCGCGTACTGCTAACGGAACGGATGCACAGGCTTTTCTGCAGAGCGATGGCGTGTGGTATTGCGGGGGCAATGGTAGTTTTAACGACGTTTATATTCGCTCTGACCGACGCAGCAAACGCCAGATCCGCAAGATTGAGCGGGCGCTTGATAAAGTGGAGCAGATTGAAGGCGTTCTTTATGAAATTCAGGTCTATGACCGTTACGAACAGTCTGGTGGGCTTATCGCGCAGGACGTTCAGAAGGTTCAGCCTGAGTTGGTGACGGTCGATAAAAATGACCAGTCTGGCGAAGACCGTTTACGTCTGAACTACAACGGCATTATTGGCATGTTGGTCGAAGCGGTCAAAGAGCTGCGGCAGGAGGTGCGCGAGCTTCGCGAGGAAGTGGCTGTTTTAAAAGGGGGTAACTAATGGCGATTGGCTCCGGATGGGTCGGGTCGTCAGCCGTATCAACGACGAGCCAGCGGTGGATGTCTGCCGCTGGCTCGGCGGTAAAGGTTGGCACACCGTTTTATATGAGTTCGTTAATCGGTAAAGCCATGCAGGACTTCACAATGGTTGTTGGCAACAGCACTTACGGCATCATGGTGCAGGCCACAAACACTCAGTGGGTAACGGGTACAGTTTATTATGGTGGGTACTCTAACAACTCCACAACGACGGGGGCTGCATTAGCGATCTCCGGAACGAGTGCGAGGATTCCGTCAATTAACGCGACGGGGTCTGTTAGTGGAACGCTTTTGGGGTGTGCGATTACACACATCTCTCAGGGCAAGGATACCGCTTATATCTACATCGGGTTAACGAACGGCCCAAACCAAAGTTTCACGCTGTCATTAGGAGGAACGAATTTCTCCTTTGCCGCGCATTCATTTGCGAACAACACCAGACATTACCGCGCTTCAGCAAGTTCAAACTGGCTTTATAACAAGAAGGGCCAAACTCTCGCAGGAGTAAAAGTCTAAATAAAGGGCGCGGAAGCGCCCTGTAAGATTCAAGGAGGAATCATGAGTTACGGAGCCAAAATATGGTCGGCTTCAAAGCAAGAGATGGTTGACGCATTAGCGCCTATTTATTACCTGGATTATTTTTTGCCTTCTGGCAGCGGAAGCAGGAGTTACAACATTGAGTCAGGTATGTCTATTGATTATTACATGATGGAAACAATCA